TGCCGCCACCCTTTCCGCGAACGCTACGGCGTCCGCGACGGTGACGGCCACGCTCGGCGCCCTCACTGGCGGCCAGCTCGGATTCTCTGGGTGGTCCCCGGAGACGGACACCGAGGCTGGCACGTACAGCGTTGCGGCGAAGAACGCGGGGCAGACTTCCCCATCGATGCTCGGAAACGCCTACACACCCCAGACCCAGCGCGGTCGGGGCTAGGAGGAATCATGACAGCGAAGAAGGAAACGGACCCGGAGAAGGCCACTGAGTCTGCTGTGAAGCAGGTTCAGGAGCGTGCCGATGCGATCTACGAGCAGGGTTTCGTTGGCGACAAGGTTGACCCTGAGCCGAACGAGTCCTACACGCTCGACGGCGTGACCAAGCCGAAGTCCTAGGAGGCGTCATGGCGCTGCCTGCGCTCGCTACACAAGTTGACCTTGAGGCCCGTTTGGGCCACACGGTGGACGCAGATCGCGCCGCGGCTCTCCTGGTTGACGCTTCCGCCACTGTTCGGCGGTATGTCCGCCAGCAGATCAGCAGGGTTGTGGACGACACGGTTACGGTTCGGGTGGATCGTGGCCGTGTCGTCCTGCCCGAGCGTCCAGCCGAGAAGCCGACACAGATCGTGCGCGCTGATACGGGTTGGGTGATCCCGCCTGCGGCGTGGTGGTGGACTGGCGTCGGGGCAGTCGAACTGTTCTCGCCCACATGGGTAGGGAACGGCCCGACTCCTGGCTTCCGGGATTCTCGGCTGCACGCAGTGACGGTCACCTACACGCACGGCTACGAGGAGATCCCGCAGGAGATCGTCAAGGTTGTGTGCCAGATGGTCGGGCGTGTGATCGATGGGGCGTTCGGCTCCCCCGGCCTGCGCCAGGAAGTGATTGACGACTATACGGCCATGGCGGGCGGTTCGCTCGTGTCGGGGACTGTCGCGCTCGTGCCTGAGGAGAAGGAAGACCTCGAGCCGTTCCGGGTTCGGCGGGGTTCGATTCGGACCACTGCCGGCGATGCGGGGTGGCGCTGATGGGCAGCCCGCCGATCGGAGCAGCCCGCCGCGCCGCCGAGCGTCTGATGGTCGATTCATGCGTCATCCGCCACAAGACGGGCGATAGCACCGACCCGACGACCGGAGTCGTGACAGCAGATTTTGTCGATGCATATTCGGGCAAGTGCAAGGTGCAGGCTGAGGGGAATATTTCTCGCCTGCGCTCGGCGGCTGATCATGAGTTCACGATTCAGCGTTCCCGAATCGACATTCCTGCTGACGCCGAGGCTGCCCTGATCGGGGACATGATCGACATCACCGCTTCGATCAATTCGCCTGCGCTTGTCGGCCGCCGCTTCCGAGTTATCGAGATTCTGCACAAGTCGTTCGCTTCGGCGCAGCGGTTCGGGGTGGAAGAGGTGACTGGTGGCTGAGGATGATCTGCGGCAATTGGCTTTGGATCTCGGCCGGGTCGCTGCGCACGTTGAGGACAAGATGGTCCCTGTCATCGTTAAGGGCGCTCTGAATATCAAGAATCAGATGCGCGACGAGGCAAAGGGGCATCCGTTCTTCAAGAAGCTTCCAGGGGCCATCACGTACAGCGTGAGCGACAAGCCGGGGGCGATCGAAGCTGAGATCGGACCGCGCCGCGGCGTTCTCGCTGGCATCGCCTACTTCGGCTCGAGCAAACCGGGTGGCCGCACAGTGCCTGATCCGAAGGGCGCCCTCGAGACTGAGGGGCCAAAGGTTGAGCAGCAGATCGCTGACATCATCGACCGGGGGTTCTGGCAGTGATCCGCGAGCACTATGAAGCGGTCAAGGAAATGATCCCAGCCGGATTCACGGTCTACCTATTCGACACCCCGGCGACTGTCACCTATCCATATGTGGTGGTGTGGGGGAATGCTGGCGAGGACACTACTGAGGCGCTTGGCGGGCCACTGGATGAATTCACAGCTGACGGTCGGGTGACTTCTGTTGGCGCCAATTATGCGTCATGCCTGATTGTCGCCCAAGCAGTGCGGAATGCGTTGAACCGGAAGGCTCCTGTCGTTCCGGGGAGGCATTGCCAACCATTGCGACTGGCTCCCGCGCTGGATATTCAGTCTGACGACACTGTGACCCTTCCGGGCACTGGCACACACCCGATTTTCTGCGTGGATGAATTCACGATCCAATCCGAACCAAGCTAGGAGGAATTGTGTCTGAGACACAGTTTGTCGATGTCGTCTCGAAGACGACGAAGCAGCATCAGCGCGTCCCAGCGCACTACCTCGAGCTCGCCGCCGAAGGCATCGAGCCGTTCAACGACTTCGAGCCCGCGGAGGCCGAAGGCAAGAAGCCCGCTCGGGGCTCGAAGACGAAGGAGGACGGCGGTGCCTAAGACACTCGCTGATGGCAAGACGAAGTTCACGATCCTGACGACGAAGCCTGCTGATCCGGCCGCCCCCACGGTGACCGAGTTGTCGGCTGGCATCGACGCATCGGGGAAGATCCTCTACAGCGACTTCACCTGGTCTGCTGCCGATTCGGACACGGTTGACGAGAAGCCGCTGAACACGAAGGGCAACGCGAAGGCACTGGGCGCGTCGAACTGGGAGGGCAGCATCACCGCGTTCCGGTATTTCGACGGGACCACGGGAGCGGTTGACGCGACTGCCGATACTTTGTTTGCGGCGATCAAGGCGAAGGGTACGACGCTCTGGTGCTATGCCCGCGAGACTGGCAAGGACGCGGATGCTGCTTGGGCTGCTGACGACGAGATCTATCTCGGCGGCGAGGTGCAGACCGACACCCCGCACAAGGGCGATGGAACGGGCTACATCAAGCGGAAGGTCAAGCTGATCTTCCAGCAGGGCTACGACAACATCGCGGTCGCAGCCGGCGCGTAACTAGACCCCTGCCGGGATGTGTGGTGGTTCCGCATCCCGGCAGGCCCCCCATCTTCATGGAACCACGACCAGAACCACAGGAGAACCACATGAGCGAATCGCTCGACCCCCAGACTTTCGACATTGACGCCTGGCTGACGGGCGCGAAGCTCCCCGAGCACTCCGTCAAGGTCTACGGTCGCGCCGATCTTCTGGCGAAGGCCGACGAGCTTGGGCGCCAGATCAGCGCGGCTGAGCAGGACGAAGCCGCCGAATACGCCCTCGGTGATCGGACCTCAGCTGCATCCCTGCGTGCCGAGTATGAGAAGCTGGCCGAGGAGTATGAGGCATCCGCGCTAACGATCCGAGTCCGGGCCATCACTGAGGCCGAGGATGCCGAGTTGAACGAGCTGGTCAAGGCCGAGAAGCTTACCGACGAGGATAAGGCGATTCATCAGATTGCCATTGCCTCGGTTGAGCCGCGCCTGACTGTCGAGACGGTGCAGCGAATGCGGATGGTTCTCGGCCCTCGTCAAGTGCTGAACATCTGGCACGCGGTGATGCGGGCAACAAACGAGATACCCGAGGTGTCACCGCGTTTTTTGCCGAAGCGCTCTGGACAGGACACTGGCCGGGAGTAGTCCAGCTGCTGCGGACGGCGCGTGATTGGAAGCGTCCTCCGTCCGCATGGTTGGGTGGTGACGGATCATGGACCGGTCGTGACCACGTTCTGACGCTCGCCCTGACCGCCTATGAGGATGGGCTGTGTAAGCAGTGTGGCCATCCGCTCGTGCTCTGCCGTGACCCGAAGTATGACGGCTGGTTCGAGGTGCAGAAGACGACCTGCTATGCAAAGCAGGCTATGGACGCGCACGCCGCGGACATGCGCCGCAAGAACGCCGAACCAGAGTATGGCGAACTGCTCTACACGGCCCTGCCGGATTAGCGGCGACTGATGCCGCGGATGTAGCCCAGCACGAGCAGCAACGCTCCGACCGCGATGAACAGGATCGCCCCGACTGTGTTGTGGGTCGGATCCGTGACGAGCGCGAACACTCCCCAGACCAGCAGTGCCCACCCGATGAAGCGCAGCACGGCACCAGGCCGCGCTATCTTCTCTGGCTTTGCTGTGGGCTGGCTGGACTGTGCGCTCTCCCCCTGAGTGGTCATCCCCATATCAAACCATGCATGGAGGTTCCAGCCAATGGCCGACAGAAGTGTAGTTGTCCGTCTGAAGGCCGATGTCGAGAACTTCCGCAAGGGCATGGCTGACGCTGCGGATGCGACCGACAAGACGCGCTCGAAGTATGACGGCATGGCCAAGGCGGGCCTCGGTTTCGCGGCTGTCGGTGCCGCAATGGTCGCTGGCGTAGCAATGGCCGTGAAGGCGTACGCCGACTTCGATAAGGAGATGTCGCACGTTCAGGCGGCCACTCACGCCTCGGCAGATGAGATGGCACAGCTTCGGGACGCGGCGATCCAAGCTGGTGCTGATACGGCATTCTCCGCCGAGGAAGCCGCGAAGGGCATCGAAGAACTGGCGAAGGCCGGCGTATCAACGAAGGACATCCTCAATGGTGGATTGATGGGTGCACTCTCGCTCGCGGCGGCTGGCGAGATGTCGGTCGGTGATGCAGCCGAGATCGCCGCGACAGCACTCACTCAGTTCAAGCTCGAGGGCAAGGACATCCCGCACGTCGCTGACCTGCTCGCAGCCGGCGCGGGCAAGGCGCAGGGGTCTGTTCAGGATCTCGGGATGGCGCTAAAACAGTCTGGCCTCGTCGCCTCGCAGTATGGGCTATCGATCGAGGAAACTGTTGGCGGCCTCGCCGCCTTCGCTTCGGCCGGCCTGATCGGCTCGGATGCCGGTACATCGTTCAAGACGATGCTCCAAAGCCTCACGCCGACTTCGAAGCAGGCCCAGGCGAAGATGGACGAGCTCGGGTTCTCTGCATTTGATGCGAGCGGCAACATGAAGAGCCTGTCCGCCATTGCCGACAACCTGCGCCAGTCGATGCACGATCTGACGCCCGAGCAGCGAAACGCTGCAATGTCAATCATCTTCGGTTCCGACGCTGTTCGCGCCGCCTCTGTCCTCTATGAGAATGGCGCCGATGGGATCCAGAAGTGGATTGATAATGTCAACGACGCTGGTTATGCGGCGCTCACAGCAAGCATGAATCAGAACAACCTTGCCGGCGATCTTGAGAAGCTGCACGGTTCGATTGACTCGGTATTCCTCAAGTCGGCATCAGGTGTGAACGACGTTCTCCGAAGCTGGGCGCAGGGGGCCAATGGGCTTGTCGATGCGATCGGGTCGATTCCGGCACCTCTCTTGAATGTCGGGCTCGGCGTGACGGGTGTCATTGGCGGAATGATGGCGCTTGCTGGTGTGACGATGACGATTATCCCCAAGGTTGTCGAGGCTCGGCAGGCTTGGGATACATTCAGCGAGAGCAATGGCAAGCTTGCCGGCGCGCTCGGAACGACGGCGAAGATCGCTGGAATTGCTGCTATAGCGCTGGTCGGCCTTCAGGTTATGGGGGCAATTACCGACCAATTCCGCAAGGCGGTCCCGAAGGTTGATGACTTCAACTCCGCGCTGAAGGACATCAAGGCCGGGTCTTTCGACCCCATGTTCAAGGGCTTCATAGCGAACGTCAATGGCGTCGGCGATGCGTTCGTTCGGCTTGGAAACTCTGGCTACGACCACTTCAATGACCAAGTCGGGATCATGATCAGCGGCATTCCTGGGCTGCGGCAACCTATCGCAGACCTCAAGGGCGCTGTTGATGGGCTTGATACATCAATGTCCGGGCTTACCAAGAATGGTGGGATGGCCCGAGCTGCCGAGGGGTTCAAGCTAATTCAGGAGCAGGCTGCAAAGTCTGCGGACGCTCAGGGCAAGGCGCACATGTCCGCTATGGACATCCTGAATATGATGCCCCAATACAAGGCGGCCTTGCAGGATCAGGCGCGTTCGCTTGGGGACTCCGCTAGTGACACGGAGTTGCTTGAGATGGCGCAGGGGAAGATCCCGCCTCGCCTCCAGATGATCGCTGACATGAATGGCAAGGCGGCTGAGGCCCAGAAAATCCAGGCTGGCGTTTCGGAAGATCAGGCCAAGGCTCTCGCGGATCTCGGCCTGAATGTCGATGGGTCGGTTGCATCCTTCGGGAAACTGCTCGACGCGATGTTCTCGATCGGCAATTCTGCGGTTGCAGTAACGCAGACCGAGTCTGCATGGCAGGACATGCTTGATGGACTGAAGGCCAAGATTGATGGGGTGATCGCGTCTCAGTCGGCGCACAACCACATCCTCAACGACACCAAAACTGCTTTCGACCTAACGAACCCCGCAGGACGCGATGCAGCTGCTGTATTTGACGAGATTCAACAGAAGGGAACGGCGGCGACCGCAGCGCTCGCGAACAACGGCGCCCAGCAGGATGTCCTGAGCGGAAAGCTGCACGAGACCTACGACAATCTCGTTGCCGCGGCTGGACGGTTCGGTATAACAGGCCAAGCAGCAGATGCCATGGCACGATCGGTGCTTGGCATTCCTCCCGGAGTCGATATCAACACGGCGATCAACAACTACGCGGACACTATGGCCAAACTCAATGGTGTTCAATCAAAGGCCAACGAGGTAAACGGCACAGTTGTTGGGATCCATATCCAGTACACGGAATCCGGGACGGCGATCCGCGACCGTGCATCGGATGCGGGCAACCTGAGCGGAAAGTGGAGCGGCTTCTCGAGCGGTGGCAAGGTACAAGGGTTCGCTACTGGCGGCAAGGTGAATTACCTCGCTGTGGGCGGCCCACCGCTTTTCCGCCCGAATGGGACGGATACGGTTCCCGCGATGCTCACCCCCGGTGAGGTCGTCATCAAGCGGTCATCGGCTCGGGCTATCGGCTACGAGACCTTGGCACGGGCTAATGCAACAGGGTCGCTCGGCGGTTCTGGCGGAAAGTCGATTGACGCGAGCACGAACATCCATGGCGATGTCTACACGGTGGACACGAAGAAGTTCGCACGTGAGATGGAGCAGGAGAAGCTCGACTCACTGGCAATGATCGGAGTGCGCGTCTGATGGCTGGTGTTGTGTATGGCGCTCCGTATGTTCCTCCCCTTCCGTCTGGTGATCCTTGGGTGGGCATGCCGCTCACTTGGACCGGGTTCGATGGGGTCGAGTGGGATATGACCGACCGGGCCTCGGGCGTCCTCATCATGGCGGGCGCTCGGGGCTTCGGTATGGCCCCGCACACTCACTGGCGGTCGAAGTCTCCTGCTGTGCCTGGTGCTCGTTGGCGTGGCGCTGTTGGTGATGAGCGCGAGGTGTTCTGGCCGATCAAGGTCTGGCATGATGGCGGCTCGCGTGAGTGGGTGGAGCGCGACCGGGCGTTCTGGGCGACTCTGGATCCACAGAAGACGGGGACGTGGACTATCACGCACCCTGATGGGCAGCGGCGGCATCTGACGCTGAGGCTGGCCGACGATGGGGATCCGAGCTTCGACACGCTGCCGGCGCTGATGGGCTGGGCTCGGTATGGCATCAAGCTCACCGCGGATGACCCGTTTTGGGCTGGTGATGTGATCCGTCGCTCTTGGGCGGCGGGTTCCAGTTCTGATTTCTTCAACGGCTCGAGCAAGGCCCCGAGTTTCCATATCTCGTCTGCGAACGCTTTGGCGACGGCGACCCTGACGAATCCGGGCGATGTTGACGCCTACCTGACATGGACGGCTCACGGGCCTTTCACGTCGGTCACGGTTGGCGTGGACGGTTCGACGGTGGTCGCGCCGGTCACTGCGGCTGCCGGTGACACGTTGGTGATCGACACGAACCCAGAGGTTCAGGCGGCATTCCTGAATGGGGTGGATGTGACGGCGCAGCTTACGTCGTCCGATTTCGTGCCGCTTCCCCCGGGTGAGGATGTCAGCCTTTCGCTGGCTCTGGCCGGGACTGGGTATATCGAGACGGCATTCACGCCCCGCTA